CCGGATCGCCTACCGCTTCACGGGCGCGCTCGTCGCCAATCGCGAGATCATCGTTCCGACGACGGTCCAGCAGTACTGGGTCACCAACTCGACGACGGGCGCCTTCACGCTGACCGTGAAGACGGCCGCCGGGACCGGCGTCACGGTCGCCCAGGGCGCCAGCTCCATCCTCTACTGCGACGGCACGAACGTCGTCCCGGCCGACACGGCGGGCCTCTCGGTGCCGATCTCGATCGTCCAGGGCGGCACGGGCGCCACCACTGCCGGCGGCGCGCTCATCAACCTGGGCGGCACCAGCACGGGCGTGTCGCTCTTCCAGGCGTCCTCTCAGGCGGCGGCGTGGGCCGCGCTTGGCGTCGCGCAGGTCGGCAACGTCAACGGCGGATCCTTCTGATGCCGGCGATGCCCACCATTCTCCGCTCGACACCGGGGATCAAGCGGGACGGCACGACCTTTCAGGGCGACCACTACATCGACGGCCAGTGGTGCCGCTTCCAGCGCGGCTACCCGCGCAAGATGGGCGGCTACCGGCGCGCGTCGAACGGCCTCGCCGGCCTGGCGCGCGGGATGCACGCCTTCTCCGAGAACGGCCAGACCTATGTGCATGTCGGCGAACAAGGCCGCCTCGAGCAGGTGATCGTAGACGCGCAGGCCGTCGCCTCGCCGGTCGCCGACCGCACCCCGGCGGGCTTCGTGCCGGACGCGGCCAATCTCTGGCAGTTCGATGTTCTCTTCGACAGCGTTACGGGCGGCCAGACGCTGGTCGCGCATGCGAGCCGGAACCTCGTGAACCAGGACGAGACGGTCAACCGCCCGATCTATGTTGGCGACGTGATCGGGACGGCCGCCTTTGCGGCGGCGGGCGGCGGTGCGCCGCAGGTGTCGGGCGGCATCGTCGTCCTGCACCCCTACGTCTTCGCCTACGGGACTGACGGATATGTCGCGTGGTCGGTGCCGGGAGACCCGAATGACTGGACGGCGGCCGGGTCGGGCGACGGCTATGTGACGGGGCAGAAGATCGTGAAGGGCCTGCCGTTGCGCGCGGGCCCTGGCAATTCGCCCTCGGGCATTTTCTGGTCTCTCGACAGCGTGATCCGCGCAACCTTCGTCGGCGGGACGCCGGTCTTTCAGTTCGACACCGTGAGCGCCACCAGCTCGATCCTCTCCAGCCAGGGCGTGATCGAGTACGACGGCGTCTACTACTGGGCCGGCGTCGATCGCTTTCTGATGTTCAATGGCGTTGTGCGCGAGGTGCCGAACCTGCTGAACCTCAACTGGTTCTTCGACAACCTGAACTTCGCCCAGCGGCAGAAGGTGTTCGCCATGGCGGTGCCGCGTTACGGCGAGATCTGGTGGTGCTTCCCCTTCGGCCAGGCCACCGAATGCACGCACGCAGTGATCTACAACGTGCGCGAGCAGACATGGTACGACACGGTCCTGCCGAACGGCGGCCGGTCGGGCGGCATCTTCGTGAACGTGAGCGCGAAGCCGCTGATGGTGGGCTCCTCCTCCACCTCCGTCACGCAGACCCTGTGGCAGCACGAAGACGGCGTCGACGCGATCGACGGTCAGACCATCCTGCCCATCCGCTCGTATTTCGAGACGGGCGACATCTCGCTGAACGCGCTCCCGAAGGACGCCCGGAACAATTCTGTTCGGGTCTCGATCATCGAGCCTGACTTCGTCCAGAGTGGCGACATGACCGTGCGCGTGACCGGCCGGTACAATGCCAGGGCGCCCTCGGTGTCGAGCGAGGCCCGACCGTTTCCGCCCGTGGCGTCGGGCCCGGCCGAGCAGGTGGTGTTCCTCAAGGAGGTGCGCCGCGAGATGCGTTTCGTCTTCGAGAGCAACACGGTCGGCGGCGATTACCAGATGGGCCAGGTCATCGCGCACCTGGAGCCGGCCGACGCGAGGATCCTGTCTTGATCTTGCCCACACCCCCCATGGACGTGATTGAGTGGACCGATAAGATGGCATTGGAGCTCGAGCGCTTCGGAGCCGTTTCCAGGCTGGACGAGCCAGAACGGTGGAAAGAGTGGGCCAATCGTGTCATAGCTATGCCCAAGATTGCGGTCACGGTTCCTCCAGTCCCCGATTTCTTCAACGACTGGCGGGAATGGGCCGAGAGGTTCGTTCAAACTGCCCGCGCCGAGGTGTGACATGAACGGCAACGCCATCGCCTACGAGCGTGTCAGCTACATGCCGGTCATGGTCGACATGACCCGACCGACCGCGAACTACGCCAAGGGCGGCCTGGCTCGATCGGCCAAGCAGGTCGCGAAGGCCGGCGAGGGCGGCGACAGCATGGTCGTCCACGTCAACCGGGCCGAATTCGAGGAGATGGTCCGGCACTTCGGGCCGCCCGAGCGGAACCCCGAGACGGGGATGTACGCCTTCAAGCCTTTCTGGAAGCAGAAGTGGTTCAAGCAGTGGGCCGCTCCCGTGGCCACGGTTGCGCTGTCGGCGCTCGCGCCGGGCCTCGGCACGGCTCTGGGTGCTGGCCTGGGCCTGACCGGCACGGCGGCCTCGACGGTCGGCACCGGCTTGATCGGCGCAGGCATCGGTGGCGTCACAGGCGGCGGCCGGGGCGCGCTCACGGGCGCGCTGACGGGCGGCCTGGCGGGCTACGCGCTGCCGGCGATGGGCATCACCGGCCCGGCGGATCCGGCTGGCAGCGTCTTCTCGGGCGGGATCTTCTCGCCGACGGGCGGGTCGGGCATCGCGCCGGCCATCAACAGCCTGTTCAACGGCGCGCCGGCTGCGGCGGGGGCGGGCCTCTCGCCGGGCGGCCTTGCCGGGCCCAGCGGCCTGGCAGCTCTTGAGGCGGCGGGCCCTGCTGGCGCGGCGGCTGGCGCTGGTGGCGGTGGTGCCGCTGGCGGTGCCGCTGCTGCCAGCCCGTCTCTGCTCAACCGCCTCGGGCAGGCTGCGGGCCTCGGCATCGTCGCGAACGCGGTACTGGGCGGCGTCACGGGTGGCGGGCAGCAGAGCAGCTCCGCGCCTCCGCAGCAGAACGACCCGAACATGACCCGGCGCCTGCCGGAGGTCGAGTTCAACCGCATCCGGCGCCCCCTGACTGGCGACCTGACGCGCTACGGCATGCAGGGCGGCGAGCAGTCCTTCTACGAGGACAACGCCCTGCCCGACATGCCGAAGGAAGACAAAGAGGAAGAGAAGAAGGCGCGCGGCGGCCTCCTGCGGGCAGCCCAGGGCCGCTACGTCAAGGGCGAGGGCGACGGCCGCCAGGACAAGATCCCGGCACTGCTGTCCGACGGCGAGTACGTCTTCGACGCGGAGACGGTCTCGATGCTGGGGAACGGCTCGTCCGACGCCGGCGCGAAGCGGCTCGACCAGATGCGCGAGCAGATCCGGCGGCACAAGGCGGGCGGTCTCGCGCGCGGGCGCATGAGCCCCGACGCGAGGCACCCGGCCCACTATCTCAAGAAGGCGGGGTGATCGAGGATGTCCATCACCGACTTCCTATTCCAGGGCAACGCCCCGCCGTCCGTCACAACCTACGGCACGACCACCGCGAACATCCCGCAGTGGCTGTCGGACTACACGCAGGGCCTGCTCGCTAAGGGCAACGCGGTCGCCGCCGAGCCCTATCAGGCGTACGGCGCGCCTCGCATCGCCGACTTCAGCGCTGACCAGCGCGCCGCGTTCCAGGGCACCCGGAACATGCAGGGCGCGTTCAACCCGGCTCTGCAGCAGGGCATCGGGGCGATCGGCCAGAGCACCCAGACCACAGGCTTCCAGGCGGCTGACCCGATGCTTGACCGGGCCAGCGCCATGGCCCCGGCGGCAGGCGCGATGCCATATCTCGGCAGCGCGGCGCAGAGCGCGGCCGGGGTGGTTGGCGAGTACATGAGCCCCTACCAGGACGCGGTCGTGAACCGGGTCGGCGACCTGGCGGCGCGCCAGCTGCGCGAGAAGCTGATGCCGGAGGTGAGCGACACCTTCGTGCGTGCCGGCCAGTTCGGGTCGAGCCGCATGCAGGAGGCCACGGGCCGGGCGCTGCGCGACGTGCAGGAGAGCGCGCTCGCCGAGCAGGGCAAGCTCATGAACCAGGGCTACCAGGGCGCCCTGGCGGCGGCTCAGGAGGACATGAAGCGGCGCGGGCAGATTGGCCAGACGATCGGCAATCTCAGCCTGCAGGAGCAGCAGAACCTCGCGAACATCGGGCAGGTGCAGGGCAACCTGCAGAACGTCAGCAACCAGAACCTCATCAACGCGGGCCAGCAGATGGGCGCCCTCGCCCGTACTGGCCAGCTGATGGGCTACGCCGACACGGCGGCGCTGGAGGCGATCGGCCAGCAGCAGCAGGGGCTGGGCCAGCGCAACCTTGACCTGGCGTACAGCGACTTCGTGCAGCAGCGCGACTATCCGAAGACCCAGCTGGGCTTCATGTCGAACCTCGTGCGTGGCCAGCCCTACTCGCAGACCACGAACACAGCCTCGACCGGCCCGGCGTCGATTTATCAGCCGTCGGGCTTGGCGCAGATCCTCGGCGGTCTGACACTGGCGCGCGAGCTGGGCCGGACGTGAGGAAGGGCTGACAGATGGCAGAGAACGAGACCGTCGGAGGCCTCGGGCAGTTCACCCAGGCGCAGATCCAGGCCTTCCCAGAGGCGCATGCTCAGGCGACGCGCGCGGTCGAGGAGAGCGTGGCGCAGGGGCGGGCCGCGAACAGCGCGCTGTTGGATTTTCTCAATTCCCAGCGCGGCACCGGGCCGAGCCCGCTGCTGCAGCTGGCGACGGGGCTGTTGCGCCCGACGCGCGCGGGGTCGTTCGGCGAGAGCCTGGGCGCCGGCGTCGAGGGCTACACGGGGGCGCTGCAGCAGCAGCGGCAGTCTGAGCTCAACCGCGCGATGCAGATCCAGCAGCTGCAGGCCGCGACGGCGAACCTTGGCATGCAGGCCGCGCAGCAGCGCATGGCCCTGCTGAACCAGGGCCTGCAGTTTCCGGGCACGGTGGCCGCCGCCCAGGGTTCTCTTGCAGACGCTGCGTTGCTCGGTGGTGGCACGCCGGGCGTCCCGCAGACGCGCACGCAGCTCGCCGTGCCGGGCGCTGCCGGCATGCCCGCTGGCGCTTCGCCGCTCGGGCCGCAGCCGCAGATCACCCAGACGCCGCTGCCGCCCCCGGCAGGCGCTGCCGGTGGTGAGGGTGCCCCGCAGCCTCCCGTTGCGCCTGCCGCCGCCCCGCAGGCAGCGGCTCCTCCCGCCCCGCAGGCGGCGGCTTCTCCCGCGCCGCAGGCGACGGCTTCTATGGACCCGGCTACTGCTCAGGCCATGCGACTGCTGCAGGACGCGGCAGACAACCCTGGCCGCTACGTCGGGCCGCAGGGCCGGGCGCTGGTGGAGCGGGCGCGGACGATCGTGCGCGAGAGCCCCGAAGGCCAGGCCGAGATCGCCATCGCCAGGGAGCGCGGCGAGGCCCAGGTGCGCCGCGAGAACGCTGCGAGCGAGGCCGACCAGGCCTTCGGCCGCACGAGCGCGGAGCAGCAGGCGCGGACCTTCGCGGAGCTGGCCTCCAGCGGCGGCGAGGCGCGCCAGCTGATGGATCGCCTGCAGATATTCGATCAGATCAGCGCCGACCTGCGGAGTGGTATCCCTGGCTTCTTCGAGCAGCAGGCCGCTCGCGTGGGCTTCGGGCCGCGCGCAAGCCAGATCGAAACCGCCACGGCTTTGCTGAAGCAGCTGATCCCGGCCCAGCGCCAGGGCATGCCGGGTGCGGTGTCCGACTTCGACGCGCGCAACTTCGAGCTCTCTCTGCCCCGCCTGATCGGGACACCCGAAGGCCGCAACATGATCTCGAACACGCTCAAGTCGGTGGCCGAGTACAATATCGCCCGCGCCCAGGTCGCGAACGCCGCCGCCAACGGCGAGATCTCGCGGCAGGACGCCGTTCGCCGCATTGCCGAACTGCCGAGCCCCTTCACCCGGTTCAACCGGATGGAGGAAGAGCGGCGCGCGGCTCAGGGTGAACGTCCTGCAGCTGGCGCCCCTGCCGGACGCGGCTTCTCCCAGGATGAAATCAACGCCGAGCTGCGCCGCCGGGGGCTGATCCAGTGAGCGACATCACCGCGCTTTCCGATGCCGACCTCCTCCGCATGATGCAGGGGGCGGGCCAGCCTGGCGCCCAGCCGGCCGCCGGCATCCGGGCCATGTCGGACGCCGACCTGCTGCGAGCTGCGGCTCCTCGCATGAGCCAGTTCGACGCGGCCGGGCAGGGCCTGACGTCGGGCCTCATGCTGAACCTCAACGACGAGCTGGCGGGAGCTCGCGCCGCAGGCCTGGCCGGGGCGCCGGAGGCCGTGCAGAGCGCAGCGCGCCGCCTACCCGTTGCCTCCGCGCTCGCGGCCGGCGTCGGCGGGGCCCGGATGCTGGCGGAGCGGGCTCTTCCGCAGGTATTCGGTAGCCGTGCGACCGAGGCCTACGCGCCGGCGCGGGACGTCGAGCGTGGCCTCGACAAGGCGGCCGAGGAACAGTTTCCGAACACCTACCTGGCCTCGAATATCGGCGGTTCGCTGCTCGTTCCTGGCGCCGCAGCGGCGCGGGGCCTGAAGGCTGCCACGGCCTACGGCGCGGGCACCGGCCTGGTGTCTGGCTTCGGGCGCGGCGAGGGCGTCGAGGACCGAGCGCGGGGCGCGGCGATCGAGGGCGCCATCGGCGCGGCGGCGCCGGCTGTCATCACCTACGGCCTGCGAGGCGCAGGGGCGGCCCTCTCGCCTCTGGTGAATACCGTCCAGGGCGCCTTCAACCCATCTGGCGTCGCCGAGCGCATGGTTCGTCGAACCATCGCAGCCGACCGAGGGCGCGGCGTCGAGGACGTCCTGACGCAGGCGGATATCGACGCTGCCCGAGCTGCTGGACAGGATATCGTCGTCGGCGACATCGGCGGGACGGGCACGACGCGCCTCGCTCGCGCGGCCGGCAATCTGTCGGAAGATGCTGCCGCTCGGCTGCGCGGCGTGACGGATCCTCGGTACACCGCGCAGAAGGACCGCTTCGGCGACTTCATCGAAGGCCTGTTCGGCGGCAACCTGAACTTGACCTCGGCTACCGACACGCTGCGCGATACTGCGCGCCGGGTGAACGCGCCGCTCTATCGCGCGGCCTATCAGGCGGGGGAGAGCGCAAATCTGTGGAACCCGGAGCTTGGTCGTCTCGCCCAGTCGCCTTCTGTTCAGGCTGCCATTCGTGACGTTGAGAGGAAGGCGGCCGATCGGGCTGCGCTTGAGGGCGACCTCGTCATCCGCAACCCGTTCAGCTTCGACGAACAGGGGCGCATGAGCTGGAACCTGACCCCTGACGGCGGTCAGATCCAGCCGAACCTGCAGTTCTGGGATCAGGTGCAGCGGAACCTGCGCGAAGCGGCCGAGGCTGCGCCGCGCGGCAGCAGCGCGGAGCGCGACCTGAAGGCACTGCGCGATCGCCTCAACCAGGAACTCGACACTGCTGTCCCCGAGTTCGGGCAGGCGCGCGGCATGGCGCGCCAGTTCTTCGGCGCGGAGGACGCGCTCGAGGCTGGCCAGACCTTCTTCCGCAATAACCGTGCGATCCAGCTGACGGACACGCAGAAGGCCTTCCGCTCCATGAGCGAGCCGGAGCGAGAGTTGTTCCGACGCGGTTTCGCGGCGGAGCTGGCGAACACGGCTCGAAATTCGCGCGACACCCAAGACGTGGTGAAGCTGTTCGACGGCGCGAACCGGCGAAAGCTCGAGGTTGTCATGCCGGCCGACGAGCTGCGGCAGCTGGAAGCCTTTGTCCGACGCGAAGGCATCATGAACCGGCTCCGCTCGGCGACGCAGGGCAATTCTACGACGGCCCAGCAGCTTCGCGACATGGGCTTCGGCGCTGCCGGTGGAGGCATCGGTACATTCACCACCGGAGATCCGCTCATGGGCGGCGGTGCTGGTGCATTCCTTGGCGTCCTCCTGTCGCGAGGCCGTGGGAGCATCAACCGAAACGTCATGACTGAGGTCGGCGAGATCCTGTCGTCGAACGACCCGGCGCGCATCAACAAGCTGCTGTCTGGCCCGAACGGGGGCAAGATCATGGACGCCCTGCGGACGGCCTCGACGGCCGCTGACGACCTCGGCCGCGCGCCTCGCCGCGAGCCCACCGTGACCATCCCGCCCCCCGATCGACCGATGCTGCCCCCGCCCGGCTTCGCCAAGGGCGGTCGCGTGAAGGAACCCAAGATGAGCCCCATCGTCGAAGCCATCATCGAAGAGATGGGCAAGCGCATGGCCCCCGAGGGCGCCCGCCGGGCTGCGGCGATCGGCGGCTACAGCCGGGGCGGCGCGGTGCGGAAGATCGCCGGCGCGATCGTGGACCGCATCATGCCCGAGGCTGCCGAGGCCCCCGCTCAGGGCGGCCTGGCGGCGGCCCGCTCAGGGCTGTCGGGCATCTCCCCGCCTGGCATGGCCAGCGCGAGGGAGATCACCCGCGCAGCGAGCACGTCTGGCGACCTGACCTACAAGCGGCTGGGCGAGCTGTATGACAATCTGGGCCTGACGGGCGGTGGGGCTTCGCCTCTCGTGCGCGAAGGTCTAGGCGGCCAGTCAGACGAAGCGATCGAGGCCGCCACGCAGCTGAAGCTGCTCGACCGAGAAGCGATCAATCGCGCGGTTCGGCGCTATGGCAACAAGTTCACCGTCACCGACGCCGCCGGCAAGCCGAAAGAGATCCGCACGGGCGAGGCGCTGTACGCGGGGAAGATCCCCGGCATGCAGATGCCCTCGCAGGAGGCGGCCAGGGCCTCGGGGAGGGTGGCCGAGGGCGAACGAATTGCCGGCGAGGTGAGCCGCGCCGCCGACGCATATGACGCCGAGGTCGGCGCTCGCGGCGTGCTATACGATCTCTCCCCGGCGGCGCTCAACCGCAGGCCGGACGTGCCGCAGTTCGATCTGCCGCGCGCAGAGCCCAAGATCACCGAGCGCCTTGAAGGGCTTGAGCAAGAGGGCCCCGCCCGCTTGCGCCGGTACATCGACGCAGGCGGCGAGCAGAACCAGGGCTGGTACAATCTCCAGCAGCTCCGCAACGACTTCCGCTCCATCTACGGCCCGACCGAAGGGGACGAGCGCTTCCGCCTGTGGACGCTCGCCAACGCCTCGACGTCCATGACGAACCCGATCGAGAGCAACATCCGCACGGCCTCGCACGTTCTCAACCGCGCGCTGCGCGGTGAGGCGCTCCCGCAGGTCGTGAAGGTCATCGACCCGGAAACGGGCAGGACGGTCCAGACGCTCGCCGGCGAGCTGCCTCCGCCCTACGGCTCCAAGGCGCAGGTGCAGCATGTCCAACGGACGCGCCAGTTCCTGTCGGGCGAGATGGATCCGGTGAAGAACCCGAAGCCCATCAGCTACCAGCAGAACCTGCTCGGAAACTGGCGGCCGATCACCTCCGACACCCACTACATCCGCGACATCGTCGGCATGAAGCGCGCGAAGGACGAGTTCGGCGAGGAGGGCGCGCTGCTGCCGGGCGAGTATGCCTACCTGGAGCGCATGGGGCAGAAGGTGGCCAAGGGCAAGAAATTGGCGCCCGCGCAGGCTCAGTCGGCGGCCTGGGTCGGCGGCGGCCCCGACACCGGCCTGAAGTCGGAGCCCATCCCCTACCTGCAGGCGCTGCAGAAGCGCATCGGCATCACCTCCCGGATCCGAGGCGAGCCGATGGACGTGACCTACCAGAAGTTCCTGCGCGGTGAGATCGACCTGTACGCCCAGGGCGGCAAGGTCAAGGCGCCGAAGCAAAAGGGCGGCCTCGCGGCTGCTCGAAAGTAGAAGGCAGGGCGGGGATCGCCATCCAGGCAATCCCTTCCTCGAGCTCTTCCATGTCGGCGGCACAGACGATCGTCCCGTCGGGATGGTCGAACATCTCGAGCGTCCAGTTAGCCACGCGGTAGCGGAACCCGTCCGTCCACAGGACCGGCACGCACGTTCGTGGGAAGGTCTCGATGGGCTGCCAAGGGCTTTCGGTCACGTCGTCAGTCCTTCTCGCTTTGTCGCGTTGGCTTCTGAACCTGGCAGCGGCCCATCGACGGGTTCGCCTGCCCCCTGACCTGCGGGTTCGGCCAGGTCCAGCACTCCCCCGTCTCGTCCTGGAAGCACACCCAGAGCAGGTGATGCTCTGCCCCATAGTCGATCAGGAAGTGAGCCAGCGCCTTCCCCCTGGGCGTCTCCAGGGGGATCGGCGGGGCCAGCTGCAGCATGGCCATCAGTACGGGATCTCCCGATCCTTCGCGACGAGGCCCTTCAGCTTCTCGACGAAGGCCGTCACGGTCGCCTCGATCAGGCCCTCGAATTCCTCCGGCGTCCATTCAAGGAAGTCCATCTTGCCGACGGTCTCGATGTGCCGGCCGGCAGCGCCTGCGGCCTCGCCCATGGCAGCCTTCTCGTTCGGGGTGGGGTCGATCATGTATCTCTCCTGACAATGACGTGAGCAGAGCCCGACGTCGTTTCCCTTCAGCTTCGCCAGCGCTGGGCTGAACCCGAAGCCGCGATCCTCACGCAGGCACCGCGCGCAGAGCCCGGCGCCCCACAATCTCGGTGTGTGGCCCAGCCACGCGGAGCTGTATTTCCTCAACGGGCTCGAGCTGTCCCGATCGCCGGAGACCTTCGGCAACGGTGTCTGGAACAGGTAGTCCACCGCCGCGACCGACCCACCACGAAACCGCTTTCTGCCGCGCATATCCCTTGTGCTCCAGTGCGACCCATTCGCGATGCGTGACAAACCCGCAGCGATAGTCGACGCGCAGGGTCGGAGGCGCGGCGGGGTCTGAGGCCTTGCGGTGTTCGTGGTAGGAGACGGACGTCACCTTCACCCACTGCGGCTTGCCGTTCGACATGACCGCCAGCGTCGAGGCCGTCCGGTCGATCTTCGGCGCCGGCGGGGGCGGGAATTCGTAGCCGCACTCCTGACACTCGCGCGCCGAGATTGGCACGAAGGCCTGGCAGTCAGGGCAGGTCTTCACAGGCGCTTCCCCCGCCTCCTCTGCCCGCTTCGGCTTGCGCGGGTTGATGAGGTCAACCGGCCCGTGCCGCTCGATGTTGCGGGCGAAGTCCAGGACGAGGCAGTTGTCCTTCCCCGCCGCCAGGCGGCTGCCGCGCCCGGCGATTTGAACGTAGAGGCCGGGCGACTTCGTCGGGCGGGCCAGCGCGATCAGGTCGACCGCCGGCACGTTGAAGCCGGTCGTCAGCACGCCCATGCTGGCCAGCGCCCGGATCCGGCCCGCCTTGAAGTCAGCCACGATCCGGTCACGCTCCGCCTTGGGCGTGTCCCCGAAGATGTTCTCGCAGGTGTAGCCCCGGTCCCGCACGAGATCCCGGATGTGCTCCGCGTGGCTCACGCCGGCGCAGAAGAACAGCCACGCCTTGCGGTCCTGGCCGAGGGCGATCGTCTCGTCGACGACGGCGCGGTTGATCGCGTCGACGTCCACGGCCCGCTCAAGGTCGCCGGCGATGAACTCGCCGCCCCGCGTGGCGACGCCCGTCACGTCCAGCTTCGTCTCGGTCGCCTTGCTCACCAGCGGCGAGAGGTAGCCCTCCTCCACCGCCCGGCGCATGCCGTACTCGTAGGCGATGCCGTCGAAGATGGCGCCCTCGCCCTGGTCGAGCCGGCCGCTGTCCATGCGGTACGGCGTGGCGGTCAGGCCCACGACCTTCAGGTAGGGGTTGATGACCTCCAGCTCGCGCAGGAACTTCCGGTACATCGTGTTCGACGTGCGCGGGATCAGGTGCGCCTCGTCGACCAGGACGATGTCGACCTTGCCGAACTTGGTCGACCCGTTGTGGACGCTCTGGATGCCGGCGAAGGTGATCTGGGCGCGCCAGTCGCGCTTCCCCAGGCCGGCGGAGTTGATGCCGATCGGGGCCTGGGGCCAGAGCCGCAGGAGCTCCTCGGCGTTCTGCCGGATCAGCTCGCGGACGTGCGTCAGCACCAGGATGCGCGTGCCCTGCCACTCCAAGCAGCGGCGGCAGGTCTCGGCTAGGACGAGGCTCTTGCCAGTGTTGTGGTGGACGGTGAAGTCGGCCGTCAGATAAAGATGATCTCCATCTAGCGCAAAGCCGTAGAAATCATCCTCGGGCAACGCCTCAAGATCAAAGCCGGAGACTAGCGGGTTCTTTTTCTGCCGGCGCGGCGCAGCCCGCTTGCGCGCGACGCGGGTCGGGATCTTATCGGTATCGCCGCTGATGTTGACGCGCCAGTAGGTGCCGCCCGTCCCATTCTGGTCGTATTTCTGGCATGGTGAACAGCTGGCGGCGAGACCGAGGCTGCGCGCGATGAAGGTCACATCGGAGGCCAAGCGCTCTGACTTGCTGATGTAGTCGAACCCGGCGCCCGCGTAGAGATGACCGTCGGTGTCCAGCAGCCCCGCGAGCACCTGCAAGCGAACGTCGCGGCTGCCCAGCCGGTAAGCGTCCGGCACGAACTTCTCACCTGAGCCCTTCCCGACTAAGCCCAGGTCGCGAAGCATGGCAGTGAGGCGGTTCGGGCGGCCTCGGTTGGCTTCTGCGTTGGGATACCCCACCGTCCAGCAGGTGCCGCGCTCGTTCTCTCGGGCTCGGTAAGAAAGCCCGAGCTTTTCCATTTCAGTCCAAACCCCGTTGAGGATCTCGACGTCGGGGTTGCTGACCGTGATGCCATGCGTGAGGCAACCGTCGCCGAGAAGAACGCCGAGCGTCCACGGGTCCAGATCAGGCGCCGGGTGAGCGGGAAAATCGACCGCGACCCGGCGCAGTTTGCGGAGGTGTCGCCAGGCTTTCGAACGACCCAGGTAATCGCGGATCGAGATGTTGTCGACGCGCGTCCCGTTCTGGGCGGAGGGCCAGCGCTTGCCCTCGTTCGTGGTGGCCAGCGAGAGGATGTGCCCTTCGTTGACGACGAAAGGGGCGCCCCCGCGCTTGGGCGTCACGCGCCACATGGGCTCACGTCCGCGCGCCAGCTGCAGGACGCGTCGCGGGGCGCTGTCGGGCCCCATGAGAAGGTCTCCAACGCGAACCTCCTCGACTGGCCGACTCGACCCGTCGTGCATGAGGACGAGCGTCCCGGCCGCGTGGCAGCCGGTGGGCAGCACGATCAGCGCGTTGCCGGGGCGGCTCTCCCACCAGCCGAAGATCTCGTCGACGGCTTCCTGCTGGTATGGGCGCAGCTTTATCATGGCTTCGGCTCCGGCTTCGCGTCTCGGCCATCCGTCCAGGTGACGCCGTCGTGCATCGCGTAGGAGATCCAGGATCCCCCCTCTCCGGCGTCGACCTGCACGCCCGGCACGAGGTCGGGGATGTAGCGGTGCTCGGGGCAGGCGGCCTTCTGCTCGGCCAGCGACAGGATCTTCTCGTGCCTGTCGCAGACCCAGGTGCCGTCGGTGACCGGCGTCGACCACGCGCATGTACGGCAATTGACGTCGGACAGGGCCCGCCCGTGGCACCCGGCACGGTGGTCGCAGAAGCGGCAGACGAACCACGCGGGGTCGGCCGAGATCCTTTCGGGCGGCCTGGCGGCCTCGACGATGCGACGGGCACGGGCAACCAGCCGGGCGCCTTCGGCCTCGTCGTGCTCGAGCCGCTCGGCGTAGAGCTCGTCGGTGTCCTTGCAGACCGCGAGGTATAGCGCCCGCGTCATCCCGGTCAGGTGCATGTAGACCTGCATCTGCGCGTGGTGCTGCGGCTTCGCCTTGCGAACGCCGTCCTTCTTGAGCTTGTCGAAGCTCTTGGTGTTGTGGGTCTTGAATTCGAGGACGTGCCAGGTCTTCGGCGCCTCGGGGATCCCGAGGGCGGCGCCATCCATCGAGCCAGAGAAATGCCCATCGGCGACGCGAAACTGGCCGCCTGTCTCAGGCTCGCCCTCGTGGACCGTCACGCCGATGCGGCGCAGGTCGGCGACGAAGCGCGCCTCGGCTAGGTTGCCCGTCTGGAACAGGCGCAGCATGCGGCCGTCGAACTCGGGGGTGGAGGCCCAGCGGAAGTCGAGCCAGAGCGCGCGGTCGCACTCCTTGCCGATCAGCGACGCGCCGAGGTGGCCCCTCCGGTGGTCTTCGCGCTCGGCCTCATACGCCGCGTAGATGGCGCCGACGGTCGTCACGGGGATGGGCGGGATCTTGGCCATGGGCTCGCCTGTGGAGGAGAAGGGAAGGCGGGGCCGAAGCCCCGCCCGGTTGCGTCAGCGGCGATGCGCGGCCCAGGGCGGAGCCTTTGCGCCAGCGGCGGCCGTCGGCGCCGGGCGCCCAGCCGGCGCGCCCGCCATGGCCGGCGTGCGCTGCGGAGCCGAGGCGGCCGGGCCGCCCTCCGCCGCCAGGTAGGTCGCGCGGTTCTGCAGCTCGCCCGTGTCCTTGCGCTTGCTGACGCCCATGCGGACCTTGAACGGCTTGAAGTGCATCTCTTCGGTGTCCTCGACCGCGACGAGGCCGCAGGCCCGCGTGAGCGAGGTCAGCGCCCGATTGGCGATCTCGACCGCCTGCGGGTTGCTGTTCCAGATGTTCAGCCGCTCCCAGTACTTCCGGCCGGCGTGCTCGCCGTCGAGGATGTCCATCTCCAGCCAGATGTATTGGCCCGAGCCGTCCTTGGTCGAGCGGACCTCGGACTGGACGACCTGCATCAGGTAATCCCCTGCGGGCAGAACGTCCTGCGCGTCCTGGCCCTGCTGGTTGCTGGTGTCGAAGGTGAAGCCGAGCTTTGCCATGATCTGTGTTCCTTTCTCGTGTTCAGGCTGCAGACTGAGTGTTCGCCATCGCGTCCATCAGGGACGCGGAGAACTTCGGGTAGTCGAGGGGCATGGTGTCGGGCAGCGGCCAGCGGCTCTTGGCGTGCCAGCCCGGCCGCTCCTGCGTGTAGATCACGCGGTCGCCGTTCCCGACGGCGCGCGTGACCTTCTGGTTGAAGCCGACCTCGGCCTTGACCGTGCTGTAGCGCTGGTTCGCGAACAGCAGGACGTCGCACCACTCGGTGACGACGCTGGCGACGGCCGAGTGCAGGTCGAGCTGGTAGCGGTCGTAGGGGTCGGCGAGCGGGTCGTCGAAGCGCTTGATCTGGCTGTGTGCCAGCAGGATCACCTGCATGCCCTTCTCGTCCCGCAGGACGTCCAGCCCGTCGAGCACCTGGCGCCAGTAGTCAACGGCGGCCTTGTAGCCCTTGCCGTACCCGATGGCGTCGATCGTCGCGACGTTGTTGTCGGCGGCGACGCGGCCGTGGATCAGCCGCTCCGTCCAGTCGGCGCTGTCGAGCACGACCGTGCGGAACGAGTGGTCCTCGGAGATCAGCGACGACAGGCAGCCGATGACGTCCTCGAAGGTCCGGCAGAGCGGGAAGGCGTCGGCCTGGACGGCGTCGAGGCCCTCCTCGGTCGGGATGAAGACGGGCGCCTCGGCGCCCGCCGCGAAGGTGGTCTTGCCGATCCCGGCCGTGCCGTAGAGCACGATCCGAGGCGGGCGCGCGACGCCAGTGCGGCGCAGCGACTTCAGGCTGATGGCCATGGAGATCAGTCCTCGATGCGGATGATGGTGACGGAGGTCTTGGCGGGCTCGGCAGTGAGCGCGCCGGCGTTGGCCAGCATCGCGTAGATCTCGGGCTCGTTGTTCGCGAGGTACTTGATGCCGGTGACGTCCAGCTCGCGCTTCACCTTCACGGGGCGCAGCGCCTCGGGGATGCGATCGACGATCTGGTCGTACTTCTTGAGGTCCAGCTTCCGGTTCAGCTTGCCGGTGATGGTGACCTTGTAGGGGCCGATGTGGTGCGTGTCGGCGCCTTCGATCTTCGCGCCGCCGAGGAGAGCGATCAGCTCCTCCTCCATCGCAACGCGCTGCTCGGTGGCAGTCTTCTCGAGGGCGCGGGCGACCATGAGATCGGCGGCCACGTCGTGGATGGTGCGGTTCTTGAGCGCGGTGGTCTGAGACATCGTTCGGTTCCGGTTCGGGTTCGGTTTGTGTTGCGCTTCGTGGCGCGTCACGTCCAGGAACATGCACGCCTGTCGCCATCATGTCAACACCCCCGTCGCCATATTGACATCGCCATACCTAGAGGCGCATCGTCCCCAGCTGGAGCCGGTCGGTCAACGATGCGGTCACCGACCTATCAGCAGGAGCTAGAGGTGGTTCTACAAGACTGGTTGACCCGGAACGGGATTACCTGCGCGGCATTCGCGGCTGACATCGGCGTCTCGCGGGCCTCGGTCAGCCGATGGGTGCGCGGCACACGCACGCCGCACCCGGAGCTCGCTCTGGCAATCCAGAAGGCAACACGCGGCCACGTCTCTGTCAGCGTCTGGGCGCAGACTGACCGCTTGCCGAAGGCTGGGGCAGCCCTGACGCGCTGGATGGCGGAGCGCGGACTGTCTGTCTGCGCCGCCGCCTGCCTGATCGGCACCGGCCACACCTCGCTCGGCTACTGGATGCGCGGCCGGGTCGTGCCGTCCCCCGCATCGCTCGAGGCTCTAAACGCCACTACGGGCCTCGGCCTAGCGCCGGAGGACTTCCGCGCGTGAGCCCGATCGTCGTCACCCTCATGGGCGAGCCCCAGGCCAAAGGCCGCGCCCGCATCGGGCGCCTCGCCAACGGGCGATCGGTCGCCTACACGCCACAGAAGACGAGGATGTACGAGGCGATGCTGCGCCACGAGGCCCAGGTCGCGATGGCTGGCGCCCTGCCGATCGAGGGGCCCGTGCGCCTCGAGCTCGAGGCCCGCTTCGCCATCCCGCGCTCGGCCACCAAGCGCTTCGCCGCCGACGCCGCAGCCGGTGCGGTGCGCCCGCTGAAGCGCCCCGACCTTGACAACACGCTGAAGGCCGCGGTTGACGCCTTCAACGGGGTGATCTTTCGCGACGACGCTCAGGTCGTCGAGATCTTCGCCCGCAAGACCTATTCCCCGCAGCCCTGTGTGATCGTGACGGTGGCACCCCTCTGATGTCCGACAGCCCGAACTATTTCATGCTCTACGGCGAGCGCCTCATCGACAACGGCTATTCGATCCTGCCGATCATGCCGGGCAGCAAGAAGCCCGGCGTCTGGTCGTCGACCGGCGACTGGCGGAACATGACGGCCTGGGAGCGCTACCTCGACCAGCCCGCGACCGCATACCAATTGAACCTCTGGAAGCGCTGGCCGGCTGCCGGCATTGGCGTCCTGGCGGGCGATGTCGTCCCCTTCGATGTCGACGTGCTCGACGCCGACCTCGCCTTCGCGATTAAGGCGATGATCTTCGAGGAGCTGGGCGACACAACGGTCATCCGCGTCGGCCGAGCGCCGAAGATGATGCTGCTCTACCGGATCCTCGGCGCGCGGATGAAGAAGCAGCGCGTTGGGCCCGTCGAGATCCTCGGCGAGGGCCAGCAGTTCGTCGCCTACGCGACGCACCCCGACACCGGGAAGCCCTACGCCTGGCCGATCGACAGCATCGTCGACACGCCGCTTGACCAGCTGCCGACCGTCGACGCCGCAGGCATCGAGCGCGTGATGCGGCGCCTGCGGACGATGCTGCCGCCCGAGATGCTGCGCGAGGCCCAGGCCGACCAGGGCGAGCGCCAGGCCGCTGCGAACCCGGTGCTGGAGGGCACGCCCGAAGCCGTGGCGCTGGCGCTCGAGGCCATCCCGAACCCGGACCTCCACTGGGAGGACTGGAACCGCGTCGGCATGGCTGTATTCGCGGCCACGGCCGGGCAGGGGCTTGCCATGTTCGAGCGCTGGTCGTCGACCTCGGCCAAGTACGAACCGGCCGCCGTGGCGGAGCGCTGGGCCTCGTACCGGCGCAGCCCGCCCAGGCGCATCGGCGCGGGGACGATCTACCACCTCGCGATCGAGCACGGCTGGACGCCGCCCTTCGACGTCGCGCTGAACCCCGAGAAGCAGGAGATCGCGGACAACCCGGTCGACACCTCGCGCCTGCGGGCGAAGATGGCGCCGCCGCCCGCACCGCCAGCGCCCCCGGCAGGCAAGCCGTCGAACCCGAAGGATCTGCCGCCGGGCTCGCGCGAGACCTTCCCCCATGCCTGGTTCGAGACGCGCAGCCTCGTGGGCGACATCACCCGGTGGATCATCGACACCGCCCAGGATCCGCTGCCCACCTTCGCCCTGGCGAACACCCTGGTCGCGCTCGGCACCATGTACGGCCGCCGCTACCGGACGGAATTCACCGACACCCGGTCGAACCTGTACGCGGTGGCGATCGCCAAGCCGGGCATGGGCAAGGACCACTCGCGCCAGTGCATCAAGAGCCTGTTCATGGCCAGCGGCCTGGACAAGCTGCTGTGCGGCGACAGCTTCTCCTCCGGCTCCGCGATGCTGCGCGCCCTGAAGGACTACCCGTCCCGGATCTCGCATATGGACGAGCTGGGCATGATGCTGGAGCAGGTCGCGATGAAGACCGCGAGCCCGCACCAGCGCGGCATCGTGAAGATGCTGCTCGAGCTGTTCTCGTCTAGCTCGGGCATCTACAACGGCCAGGAATACGTCGACAACAAAGCGAACGAGCGGGTGGACATCGTCAACCCAAACCTGAACGTGTTCGGGTCGACGACGCCATCCAGCCTCGCGCCGGCGCTGAAGCCGGCCATGGCCGAGAACGGGATGCTCTCGCGCATCCTGCTG